CCTTTGACCCACGCCTTAGAAGGGCTTAACTATATAAATTAAAATAAATAAAATAACTTTATAAAACAAAGACTTGCAAAGCTAATCATCTTACATTTATATGTAAATAATCACATATAAAACCCTCATTTTATTAAATTTATGTCACAATTTTGACACAATGATTTCTCGTGCTTCCCTCCCATTTTTTAACCACTTCATGTTTATTCACTTTAACTCGTGTGCTTTTGTACTGGTTGCCCTAAAATAACCACTTAGAATGCGAGCGGTTGGCGTTTAAATTTAGATATATAAAGTTATCTTAAACCCTATCAGGCCAAGGGTCAGACGTTGGCCATACCATCGCTGGCGGTCTTAGATTTTTTGGCCCAATATCAGGAATTGCCTCATTGCCTTTTATTTTAGGGTCTATATGGTAAGGGGTGAATCTCATAAAATTGGAATCACCTACACCACCTACATAGACTCCAGCAACAGCCCTATTTGTGTCATCATCAAACAAGCTAAATCCACAAGATTCATCAGCTCTAAAGCCAAGAGGAATCCCACTTGTACCAATAACTTCAACCCTTCCTGGCTGTCTTGGTAGATACCCTTTTTCTGTTTTGCCTAAATAACCAAACAGCCCCCAAGACAGCCCCCCCATGTGACAAGTCACAAAGTTGCCTTGCCTGCGGAATTTAATATAAGCTCCAGGCTTTAGGTTTTTTGTTACAGCATTAACTAAACCTGTATCACCATCGGTAACCACCCATTTCCCATTCCGTTTTTGCCATTTCCATGCACCTACTAGACCGCCATCTGACGACTCATAGATAGTCCCATTGGGTTCATCGCCTGTTATTTTGCCATTCGTTGTAGTAGGTTTGTCAGGGCGACCTACACCAAGCACAACGGTTATGGCTTTAATATCTCGCCCGATTTGTTCTATGACATCGGGGAGTTGTTGTAAAAGGTCCATTAGCTATTTTTCCCACGTTGATAAGCTGCCTTTAAGTCCATTGCTTTTAAGGCGTTAATTTGCTCAATCACTCCATCTAAACTCTGTTTAAATTCCGTCAGTTTGCTGGTTAGTGCCTCAGGTGCACTGCTTCCGCTTGCTTTGAGTTTGCGTAACTCTTCTGCTAGCTCTCTAAATGTGTCTAAATCGGCTGATACCTCACCGCCTAATAGGTCATTTTTAAGTTGGGTGACCTTAGTATCAATTTGAGCCAAAATCGCTTTGTCTTGCTCGCCTAAGTATTGAGCAAACTCGGTTAAGAGTTGTTGAATGTTTTGTGTTGTCATAGTCGTCCTATTTTGTAGTTGAGTATTAGATCATTGATATTAGGGATTACGGGCGTGTATTGTTGATTGGTTAATTTAACCTTGAATACCCTCTTGCCTATTAGTTTCACCTTTATTTTGGGTTTATCTCTAACTTTGATCGTTATTGTTTTATCCACTAACCCACCTCTCTGGTCACATCTGCTAATAGAGCAAAATCTCCCCCAGCTAACGTGCGTACTAGTTGATTACCGTCAATGCTTTGCAAATCCCATTTAGCACTTTCCCAAGTGGCATTTTCGGTTTTATCATGGCTTATGCTGACCTTAATCAGGTTATTCTCGACAGTAATATCACCAGTTTTAGTGGAGAGTTTGATGATTGGCTCGCTTTTCTTAGTTGGCTTAATATGTAAATCAAACCGATACCCACTAAAATCAACCGCACTTTCATCTTCGTGCGTGACTTCAAACGCCCACCCTTCGTCGTCTCCACGAATCATTTCCAAATCGATTGTTTCCATTTCCCCTCCAATAAAAAACCGCCCGTAGGCGGTATCTCTAATAATTAGATGATTAGATAACAATTTGTCCTTGCTCTTTTAAGTAAGCATAGATACGGTCTAGATAGAGTTGATCCATTGTTTTGCCAATGTCATCTTGAGTTAGTGGTTGTCCAAAAATGCTTTTGGCTGCGGTTGGATCAATCCATTTATATTCCGAGATGATCGGCGTAAAGTCCGTTACGGCCCCATCATTGTCTGTACCAGTACCAAGTACGTATTTAGCATTAATTGAGCCATCCTCTTGTTTTGAGTATGCAGCAATCACCGAATACATTGGGTTTAAGATTTTGTTAAATGTCGTCATGGTTTTGTCCTTTGTTAGATAAAAGAAAACCCAGTCTATTGACTGGGTTGTGATTGGTTAAAATTAAGTTAGATATTAGATAGGTTTACTACGATCATGCTTGGGTATCTATCATCGCTTGGCTTAGTTGGAGTTGATGGAGCGAAGTATTTGCCATCAATCTCGCTCTCGGTCGTACATAAGTAGCTAACTGTGCGGTTATTCCCAACCTTTAAGCATTGATGTAGCATTTGATAAATTCCGAAAGAGCCACTAGAAATAGTATAGCTTGGCTGGGCTAATATACCTACTCTATGGTTATAATCCTTTATAACTTGGGGGGTGCTCCCAAGTCTTACTGCATCTTGAATTAGTAGCGGTTTTTCTGACGAATTAAAAACAACTCGCCCAAGCTTGTCAAAGATCTCAATGCCATATTTATCATTTGATTTATGAGCTAGCGTGAATCGATGTACGATCAGGGTGGCTTTTGCGTTTTTATTTTCAGGACAAAACCTGAAACCAACATGTCTCAGATCATCATGGTAGTATATAAAAATAGAGTTATATCTATTTAAGTTCAGCGGATCGTTATGACTTAGGTCTGACACAACAAAAACATCTGTTGGCTCGCAGTCCAATAAAGCCTCTGTTAGTTCGCCGTCCTTGAATTCTTGTGTTAGATTATGAGTTGATTTATAGACATAGGAACGATATGTCGAATCAATTTTTAAATCTGGTGAATTAATACCGAACTCAGGCATTTTAATATACTCCTATAATCAATTTATATTGATGTGGATTCTTCAAATTCCGAAATTGTGGATAACAAGTTATTTTTTTATCCTCAACTTTTAAAATAACCTCGCTTGGGAAAGTTAGCGCGCCATTCATTGGCAGAATCCACGCCACTAAGCGTTCTGATTCTTTTGTCGGATATGTAAAAGACACCTCTGACACACCAGTTACAATGCGCTCATCAACAAGACGTAGCCTTGATGTTGTTGAGTCAAAGATCAAATTTCCGTTAGCGTCAAACGTTTGCATTCCGTAAGATGACATACTTACTCCTTTTCCGCGATGCTTCTTTTTTAGATATAAAAAAAGTAGCCCAACAAGAGCTACCATGACTGGCACAATAAAATTAATCATGTAATTTCCCTATTTTAACTCTAACTCTTCCGCTCTCATCATAAACAACGATCTGATTATTATTCATAATAAGCCCTACATTGCCTTGATTAGCCCTCATCTCGACTTGCCCTTGGTTGCTCACCTTGAACCGATTGTTAATATTAATCGATCCGCCTGTAATGTCACCAAGGTCTGCACTAATTGCTGATAGACTAGTTACGTTTAATTTATCTGCAGTTAGAGAGCGTGCTGCAACATGGTCTGCACCAATACTCTCAGCCGCAACGTGTTTAGCCGTCACTGCTCCAGTTGCAATCTCATTAGCGGTAACACTATTAGCCGCTAATTGCTCGGTAGTGATTGTTCTGGTGACGATAGAGCCACCGTGTATTGCGGTAACACCTGCATTGACCCAAGGGCTAGGCTGTATAGCGTATTGAGTACATTCTTCGAGCATAGGACGAGCTAAAAACATCCAACAACCATTAGAATTTGATCCGTCTGCGTCATAGAAGAAGAAAAATACATCAACGCTCACACCATTAGGCGGTACTTGGAATTTAATAAACGCTCGTTCCGCATCATTGATACCTACAAAGGTTTTATTTCTAGGTACACCTACTGTTTTATGTAATAGCCATTCTCCGTTACGGCCTCGCACATCAATATAAATTTCAACCTTAGTGCAATTTTGGTTGCCCATATATGCGGATACGATATACCAATTATTTGCTGTAACGGGTACATTTTGATAGATACCTGTTCGAGTAGAGCCATTATTAGTTCGTCGATTATGGAAACGTACAACATTTTCATTAGGTAAATAACCGCCTTTCTTTAAACCATAATCAGGATCTTGAAAACATCTACGCTCACCCTTTTGGTTATTTACCAATCCAACTTCTGATAGCGTCCACCCGTGAGGCACACCATTTATCGGATTAGCAAAAATTGGGTTATACAATAAATTCCCACCCAGCCCAATCGCCAGTTTATCGGCTGAAATCTCCCCTGCAGCAAGATGATCTGCTCGGACTGCACCCGCAGCGAGTTTCGCCGCAGTAATTTGCCCATTAGCAATTAAATCACCGTTAATCGCTATCTGATCGTTAACTACTGATAACATTGATTTTGGCGACCCATCTTGTGCGTTTTTGACCACTTGGAACTTATCCGCCATCACAATAACTGAACTCTCGACATCCTTACCTGAATTAGTCGCCCCAAGTGCAATGCCAGCAATAGCAGTCCTGCCTCCAGCAATAGCCTGAGTTTTAATAGTGCGAGTTGCCGATACTTTACCCGATACATCGGTCACAGTCCGATTTATTTCGTCAATGCGAGCCGAAAATCCATCTACACGATTAATCTTAGACTCAGCAGAGCGTTGCCAATCAGTTCGAGCTTTAGTCTCTGATGATATAGCTCGACTAACCTCGTCCACCTTAGCTTTAGCATCAGATTGCCATTGAGACCTTAACGCTTGTGCAGCAACAGTTGCCACTTCATCTTTGTTGGCTTTGGTTCCGCCTAATTGATTAATTGTCGCCTCAGCATTGCCAATACGAGAGTTAGCTGAGTTTTCCCACGCTATCCTCGTATTCGATTCATTTGTAAGCGATCGCTTAATGTCTTCAAACTGGATAACTGTCGTCAAATCTTCAGGGGCGGGGCTCCAGTCGGTTGCAACATTACCAATCTCTAATTTAGGATTAGTTGCAACGCAAGTTCCCCCACCAACCTCAACTTTAAATGAGCAGTTTGAAATACTTTTAATCGGCTTATCGAGTAACTGGATTGTTGATTTTAATCTGCCACTATAATCGCCTTGATGGTTACTTAACCAACACTCTACCCATGCGTAGCTATTATCCATATAGTACAAAAACATTGATAGCCCAACACGATTTCTCCCACCTCGTACAATACCTTTAGCATTAAGATATAGTGACAGCGTTAGTTTTTTCCCACGCCAGTTTTCTTTGGCCTCAGATGATACGCCCCACGACGAGCCACCCTCCGCTGAACGAAGTAGGTAGTTACGAGCACCTACATCAAAGTTAATATTATTAAATTCAGACGACAGCTCTGCTACTTTACGTTTAGCCTCTTGAGATTGTGCTACGGCTTGTGTCGCAGAATCTTTTGCTGTGTTGAGTTGGTTAATTAATGCATGATCAAGTTGATTTTGATTTAATTTTCCATCTATTTCAGATGCTTGTATTTTCGATGTGTATTGACTACCGTTCCATGTGTATAGTCTTCCATCGGCGGTATTGTATACTTGCTTGTAACCAAGGAATTCATTTACATTTAAACCTGTTACAGTCTTAATCATTTCAAGGTTACGAGCCGGTAAAGCAGTATCAATTACCTCATTTACAATGTTCTGAGATAGCTTTTTATTCAGCACCTCTAATTCGGCATCAATATCTACCGCACTTTCGCCTTTAATTCCAGACTGCTGATTAAATGGGCCAACATTCACACCACGAGTATGTCGCAACCAGTAATATCTAACCTGTTTTGCGCCAACTTCGTGCGTGTACATTCTTGCTGTGACTTTCGTCAAACGTTTGGCTGTTTTAATGTTATCTGTTTCACTAGTAAAAATTTCTGTCGCCGTCGCATCATCAACCCAATCCCACTCAAGCGTGATATTACCGAGACCGCCAGTTGTTCTTACGCCTGTTGGTGCTGGCGGTTTATTGATGGTAAAGGTCTGAGTTTTTTCGCTTAATAACTGTCCATTCTCATTTTTAACTTGGATAAGGACGCTATAATCCCCATTTTCGAGACTATCTATATTAAGATTGGGAGACGATTGCCCTAATCGTACGTCATATAGCACACCGCCTTTATAAATGCGGATGTCGTATTTTACGATGCCGTTACCTCCAGTCACGCTACTGTCAACTGATACGCTACCATCTGCATTTACTGCCACACCAATGTTACTAATTTGCGGTGTAGTAAGTACGGTCGTTCCTACCGGCTCAAACTTGGCGCCATTATCAACAATAGCCTCTTTTTGTGGCTCGTGTTGTAACGCCATAATGGTGTACTTGCCTTTATCCTCCTCTTTTACAGATAACGCCTTAAATAATTGGCTTGTTACTTGTTGAGTAGTTAAAGACCATACACCGTAGATTTCCAAACCTAGCGGCGGTTGATCGAGTGTTACCTCTGCACCATTGACTGAGATAATCTTAATATTTTGATGTTTAGCATTGGCATTGATATAGCTAAGATAACTATTACCGCTAGTAGTGATTTCTCTGTCTAATGTAACGGTTTTGCCATTGACTGCTAAAACTCGACCACCAATATTAGTACCTGCATAGTGCGTATCAGCGACTTTGATAATGTCGCCAGGGATATGCATTAACCCTTCTGCACCAACGGTAAAGGTAACGGTTTTAGTTTCTAATTTTTCTGTTTGCAACAACCATAAGGCAGTGCGGTGCGCTTGCCCTCTTGATGTACAGCCAAACGCCGTGATTTTCTTAATGTTTAATCCGTTTTTGCGGATAGATTCGTCATCAGAGACATACTCAATAGCCTTTTCATAGCTATTCTCTTTATCTGCATATTCGACCTGGATTGCGTTGTGGCGGGATTTTCTGGCTGAAAATGTATAACTAAATCCGTTTTCATCCACGTTGGCATTTGTATAAGTCCAGACTGGATCTGCTGATCTATCCATTACCACGGTTAGTTGCTGACCATTCCAAACTGGCATTGCTCTAAAAATTGAGCAAATGTCATTAATAACTTGGTAGGCGGAGCGTTGCTCTGTCAGCCAAACATTACAGGTAAATCGTGGCTCTTGTCCGCCAAATCCATCAGGCACTAATTGGTCACAATATTGAGCAACTTGATATAACGCCCATTTATCCGCACCAAACTCACCAAGTCTTCCACCCAAGCCATAGCGTTTATTCGTCACCACATCATAGAGCACCCAAGCAGGATTATCCGTCCAGTCAATTTTAAATGTACCATCCCACATACCGGTATATTGACGCGTACGGGTATCATAATTGCTAGGCACTTTAACTTTTAATCCTAGTAAGTCATAGGTACGAGTAGGAATATTGCTAAAATACTCTGAGTCAAATTTAACCCCCATCAAAGCTGTGTTTGGATAAGCAAACTCAGTATCAATAATTTCTGTGTAGCTCGACCAAATGGTATTATTTTGTAGGCGCTGTGTTGTGCTATCGTCTGTAGTTCTCTCGACTTTGACAATAAATGGCACGCTAGGCAGATTGTCAAAAGTATGATGTTGTAAATACTGAGAGCTATACTTGCCGCTAATTGACACAGGGTAAGTTCTTGAACCAATAGTAATAATAAAGTTTACGGATGTTCCGTTAGTGTCACCATTATCTTCTTGTTTAAAAAGCGATTGGACACCGATAGTCAAGCGTAATCGAGATACTTTTGCATCAGTTACTGTTCTTGTAAGCGGTAGATTTTTCTTAACTAGAGTGCCAACACCGACCTCTTTTTCGGAGGTGTTAAACCCAGCCATTAAATCTTGTACTTGACCGCCTACACGCCCCTCTACCTGCACATTTTTAAAATTATAAGAGCCGTCTTTGTTTTGTACTGGTGTTTTGTCAAAATAGATGGACTTCATTCCATCGGCTAAACCGTAAACCTCGCCCTCTGAAATTACTTCAACAATTTTGACAAGTTGCTTACTTCTTCCACTCTCTTTTGCCTCGACTGGAGTATGACCGCCACCACCGCCACCTTTACTCATTGAAAACTCCTTAAATTCCAGTATCCATTGTTTCTACGCCCTGAGATATGATGAGAGATCCAACCCTTATTCTTCCGTACGCCAATGGCATAGGTTTCCCCTGCGCTGTCATATTCGACAGGTTCGAAAATGCCGTAGATTGTTTCTTTTCTTTTTCAGTGCCAGTTTTCATCTCAGGCATTTTTGTGAGCATTTGAGCAACACCACCCAATAATAGAGATGCCCCAACAGAGCCAACTATCCAAGCGGTATTGGTGCTAATCAGACCAAATCCAAGCGGACCTAAAGCGATTGCACCAGCAATAATTGCGACACCCGCAATTACGCCAAATAATCCGCCACGTTTTGAGCCTTTTAAAACAGGAGTAAAATGGACTGTTGCATCATCTTTTAGTTTGTGGCTCAGCCCTTGCTCGAGATAGCGATTATCAAAGTAATCTCGCCCTACTCGCACGGTAAACAATCCTTGCTGGATGAATTGGCGCAATTTAGGAATTTGGCTCGTTAAGGCTTGGACTATCTCTGCTGTAGTTTGGCAATCTAGCCTAAATTCAGATCCAAACTGTTTAAGGCTACCGTAAAATCTAACGTTGACCATGCGTTGTATCTCCAAATACTATGAGTGTGTTTAAGCCAATATCCATCATATAAATCACGCTTAGATAATCGTTTTGGTGCGTGATGAAGTACCATTTGATTACCGACATAAATTGCTGCGTGATTGGGTACATCAGCTCCTATATTGATTAAAATAACATCGCCTATTTGTGGCTCTTTTACTTGCTCAAAACCGTGTTTTGCCATGTTATCTAGGTAGAGATTAAACCCATCTTCCCACCAGTAATCATCTCGTTCAAAGTCGGGCAAGTTACAACCAGATAAGCGGTAAAAATCTCTAAATAACGTGTAGCAATCCATTTCACCATGTTTAAATTCACGGCCAATTAAAAATGGAATCTTAGGAAAAATATGGATTTGCTCATCACAAACTAACCAAAAATCTAACTGGCTATAAAGTTGTGTTTGTAAATCAGCTTGTGATAGTTTTGGCTCTCCTTGTGGGTGTGAGTGGACTAAGGCCAAAACCTCGCCTTTCTCACTTGCTGCAATGTAATCTTCTGGCGCAATCTCAAAATGATTTTCCTTATCTTCTGCCACATTTTCGCAAGGGATAAAGACTTTTCCGCTATCCACTGAAACAACAAAACCGCAACTTTCTTGCGGTTCTTTTGATTTTGAATAACTAATAATTTCGTTATGTAATTTACCGTCCATTGTTACCCCAATTTATCAACGCTAACAAATCCACCATAGTTATGCGTATTGTTTCGCAACTTACATCCTGTCAATAATCCACTGCACTTATCCTTTTTAGGATCTGCTGTTGGTTGGTCTTTTTCATCTGCAACTGCTCTGCCTGTATAGCCACACTCAGAGCTACGATATAGCCAACTACAAGTAGAGGTAATCATTCTTGCACCAATTAATGCGTTGTCGGTTTCAGATGGCAAAGCCAGTGTAAACTGGGCAATATCTCGATTTAATGAGGATAATTGCTCAATCACAAAGTAACTTAACGCCTCTTGCGTTGGATCTGCTTTTTTATTGCCGTTTGCAAAATTCACCGCATCAAGATAGTGCATATAGACTAATCTTCGTCTGACAATCCCACCCAAACATTGATCAAAGCGGTTACAAAGTGCGGTAATAAATCCGTTAATATTTCCCATCGTGAGAGTTGGTCGATTACTTGGTCCATTACCTGACATTTCAAAGCCATCTGCTTTTACAGCAAATGGCTCAAATGTTTTGCCTTGCCATACGATAGATTGTGATTTTTCATTAGTGCCAGCATAAAAGCGATATAATTCACCATTCATGCCGTCATTATCTTTTAATCCTCGCAAATCTACCTCAAACAACTCAATGAGCGCATTTTGTTCGAGTTTGGCGAGGTTGAGTTTGAATTGGTTGCTGATGAGTTGTGGCATTGTTTACTCCAATAAAAAAGCCGCTTAGAGCGGCTTTGGTATATTAGTCTTAATTATAGGGGGGGGATTTGTTAATTTAATTTTTGGTAAAAACAAAGATATAGGCAATTATGAATAGTATAAATGTCACAACAAGGATTTTACCTATTGGCAACTCACCGCTTTCATTTCGTTGATGGTTTAATTGTGAAAAAAAAATTTGAAGATCTTCTATTTCATCTCCAGAATTAACATCAATCGCTCTTTGGATATTATTCAAATAAAAGATCGATTCTCCTTCTACTTCTTCGCAATACCCATAAATCGCCTTCTCTTCAGGAAAATAATTAGTTGCGTCCACATTTAATGTAAATATCTCGCCATCGGTTACATAATCAATTAATACTTCTAGATAGTCCTCATCTTTATCTTGAGTAAATTTCAATTTATCCCGTTTAGATATACCTGTTCCTGGTATTCCTAAATTACGATAAACGCCATCTTTCCCTATATTAATTGATGCACCTTTAACCCCAGCCGTGACACTTACACCTGATTTACTTAGATTTAATTTTACTCCCGGTAAAATTTTCTTTGTTTTTCTGAATCTAATAGCCACACAATCCTCCTAACTCAATAAAATTGAATGGCTAGTGATCCTACCTTATTTCAACTTTTTTATTTGTGATAAGGCTCTCAAATCAGTTAAAAACTTGTCGAAACTGTAATGAATATTCAACGTAAGGACCATTATCAATTTTCGACCATTCGGAGCAAACAATTAATATACGCTTAGATTCACCAGGAGGAATCCACTCAAATGATTTGTAACCGCCATGACGCATAAGGAAAGAATCAAGAGAACCAATCATGTTTCTTTCGCGTGTTTTATGGTATCTAATTGTTGCTGTGGTTGATAAAGGGATAGAGTTAATACTTTCAACTCTACGCTGCTCATAGCCATCGCCAAACTTAATTACATCAACTTTTGGCTTAAAGTCTAATTGCATCCCCCACTGCACTTTAAAATCAAATAATTCCTTCATAATTTTACCCCATTATTCCGCCACTTCTTGTTTCAGTTCTGAGCACTTCATAAACCTGAGCTTTAGTTAATCTAGCAATATTCGCTGCTAAAGCAGGATCGCCTTCCCCATCACCGAAGTTATTTGTTTGGTTAATGACAACCGTCTTACTATTTGATTCACTCAATGCTTTATTTAGATTGGAATTGCTAGTAATCTGCCCACTTGCTCCTGGCGTGAATAACTCAGGACCTTTCTCCCCAACAAGATAGGTTCTTCCTCCGCCAACATAACCACCACTTGCACGAGCCCCCGAAATAGTGACGCTTTTAAGTTGATTCAAAACTGCAGCACCTTGACTTGCAACAGCTGCCATATTCGCAAATTTCTGTGCTGGCGTAACTGCTGTAGGGTCATTCATAGCTTTCATAACTGCGGCATGTAAGTTAATTAAGGACTCTGCGATTTGAAATGATTTAGAGATAGCAAAAAGTGTTCTGTATGCAGCAGATTGCTTGCCACCTGCCGATTCCGCCAATCCTGCCAACCCATCAAATAATGATGCCGCGATATTTAGCTGTGTCGTTAGCGCTTGTCTATCTAAATCTTCCTTGCGTTGCCGATACTGATCTTCTATTAGCGCCTTGGCCTCTTCGAACTGTTGAACATTGATAAGTTGCTGCTCATA